TTCAGTTTAGAAAATCAGAAAAATTAATGGCGTACCTTGAGCTTTATGTTAGAATGCTATCTGTTATAGCACTTCGTACAAATAGAGCTTACAAGAGAATGAAAGACGTAGATCGTTTAGGTTCCTTTGAAGCAGACGACGAGACTGGATTTATATTCAAAGAAATTAAGGAAGCAACCACAGACTTAGATGAGTTTGTTAAAAAGTATATATCTAATGACGCAGAAGAAAAAGAGAACGAGAAAGAGTAAAAAACAATACTTTGGACCGGAAGTAGACCAAAGCATCATCAAATACAACGCAACAGAAGATCCGGAAATAAAAAGTAGAATATACGAAAGGGAGATTAAGTATCCAATGGAAAAGTTGGTTGAAAACATCATACACACCTTCAAGTTTTATTATACCGATAATGTTCCTTTACATGAAGTCCAGCATGAGGTAGTTTCTTTCTTATGCGAAAAGTTACCTAAGTTTAAACCTGAGAAAGGCAGTAAAGCGTTTAGTTACTTCAGCATGGTTGCTAAGAATTATTGCATTCTAAAAAACAGAAAAAATTATAAAAAGCTAATCGAAACAAAACGAATCGATTATGATTTGTCTATTGAGATAGCTGACTCAACCCCAACTGCAGATGAAGAAGGTCCAGACTTAGAGAAGTTTTTTGATAAGTATTTGGAGTATTGGGATGATAAAGTTGAGTTGTATTATAAAAAAGAACGTGACCAAAGATTAGCTGAGGCGGTATTGGAGTTGTTTAGAAAAAGAGATAGAATTGAGATCTTCAACAAAAAAGCATTGTATGTATATATTCGTGAGATGACTAATGCTAATACACAACAAATTACTAAAGTTGTAAAAGATATGAAGTTACGATGGAAATATATGTACAGCGATTTTCTTGAAAAGGGATATATCCCAAAAGATAAAATATACGAAATAGAAAAGTAGTGTTAATAAATGTATCACAAGACTATATTCGAGATTTCATCCATGACGAAATAAAAGCATGGGAGAGTGTTTGTAATGGTACACCAAATTTATTAGCATTTGAGTTTGACGCTTTAGAACCAGATATAGAAGATAAATTAACAGAATTAGGATTCTACGAAAACAGAATAGCTTGGACAGCAGGCATTCGTATCAAAAAATTATATGCCTACTTAGAAGAGATTGAGAGTCGAGGAGAATCGTAAAACTTACCTCTCACCTATTTATATAGAAAGGCATTATGGATAAAGATTCACCATTATTTGACGATAAGAATTTTTCAGACCTTCTGAAAGATATTTATAACAATACCAAAAAGAAAGAAGCACAAATCACTGGTTTAATCGAGCAGTTAAAACCTATGATTAGAAATATGACAGATGCTTCTATGATGGTTCCTTTAATTAAGGAATATCTCGAAGTTTCTGTAAAAAACGACGATAATCTAGTAAAATTAACTGCAATTGTGCAGCGATTACTTGTTTCTAGCGCTAAAAATAACACTAGCGATGAAGGTATGTTAACAGAGGCTGAAAAGCAACAATTAATGGATGCTGCACAAGATTTATTAGATAAAGGATAGAATATGGGATTTTTTAGCGGATTATTTGGCGCATTTAAGCCACCAGCACCACCTCAACCTCCCAAACCGTATTTACCATATAATCGGTCTGGAGTAGGTCATGTGTTGGATGTTATATTAGACAAAAGCCATCCACAATACAATCCAGATGAAAACAGAGTAATTGGTACAATATTCTATCGAAACGCTTTTGCATCACCTGGAGGAACTTCGTTTAGCTTTATGGAAGCATTACTTTCAAAACAAGCTAATCCACTCAATCGTAGCAATTTTAAAGTACCATTACCAGGTGAACAAGTTTTAATCTACGATGCAAAGTTTAGCAAACTAGATGGACCAGATGTGTTCATGACTACAAAAACTTATTATGGAGAAGTAGTAAGCATCACTAACAACATTACATCAAACTCAGCACCATTTATAGGAATTGATCCAGACAGAATTAATCCGTTTCTTCCAGGAGCAAGAACAGTAGGAGAGCTGTCTAGGAGATTTGATAAAAAGATAAAAAACTTAGACTCGTTCAAAGATTCAAGAGGCAATTCAATAGTACGTAAACAAGTATCGTTGAATGAGGGAGATTTTATATTGCAAGGTCGGTTTGGCGGAAGCATAAGATTTGCTGGAACACCTATTGATAGTCAAGTGCGTGATCAAGATTGGGCAAAAGGAAAACAAGGAACACCTGGAGATCCTATAGTGTTGATGAGAGTTGATAATGGAAGAAATGAGAAGGGTAAATTAGAAGATGATGCAATTGAAGTAGAATCTATTAATGAAGATGGAACTTCTTTGTATTTAGTATCTACACAACAAATACCATTAGAGCTAGCTTTGCCGGATAAGGGCAATAAAGCACATCC